AGAACTTCTATGTGGTCAATCCGACCGCGTAGGTTATGGCCGCCGTTGCCGTCAGGCTTTAGCTCGGACAGGTAATACTTTACAAAATGACGGATAAGCCCAGCCCCCAGCCCCAAAATGGTACAACTCCCCAAAGTTATACCGACTACGAGCTGGACTTGTTCCATTACTTCTTGACCCCAAACTGACCTTCGGAAGGTTGAAGTGCTTTAAGTAATGGCCCGATTAGCCCAGCGATGAACGCGTTAGCCAATACTTTCGGATCTGATATACCGGACATATACAACGCAGCGGCGCTAGCCAGCGCAGCGCGACCGTAGGATTTTGCAGCAGCTATTGCTTGTTCTTTCATTTTGTGCTCCTTAGTGCCCTTAAGGATTTTGGATAACTATAAACCTAAAGTCTCGATTAAGGCTTTAGCCTTGGCTGGTGTCACATTGACTTCGAAGTGCATATCGTCCGGACGGCTCTTAAAATCGCCACCCCATTTTAGGCCGTACTTCTTAGCCAAGGCCCGAATCATTGGCACCTTTTCAGCAGGGAATGTATCAAACTTACCTAATGGGTGTTTAGTCGCGTTTAGATCGATAGCCGTACCCGATGAATGGCAGCTAAGTTTGTCAGTGGTACCGCGTACCATTCGGAAAGCGTAACCCCAATCATCCAAGCCGCCCTCATCGATCGGCTCGATTAGCTCGTGAAACTCCGCAGCAAAGGCGGCCAAGAGAGGCCCAACACTCTCGGCGCACCTTAGCTTACGATCCGTACCCCTTACAGGGTAGGACTTTATTTTTATCTCGGCCGGATCTTTAGAGGCCGGGTAGCCGTTATAACTTGTTTCCATAATCGGGGTTATCTCGATTTAGGTATGCCTGATAATCTGCGTTTGTTTCGTCAATAGGTATATGTGACTCACCACCATCCGCATTAGTTTTACGAATAAATGAGCCCAAAGGATTTTCTACTAATTCATACATATTATAACTCCGCACTTAGGTCTAGTGTTCCTACCGTTCCTGTACTTCTTGTTTGGAAAAGAGTTGCATTTCCTGCAACCAATCCTGATGCAACCGTCATATCAGGTTTATACGAGCTTTTTCTAATATTATAAGAGGCTAAAGCTGTAATAGCCACCTCCGTATTAGTTGCATTTTGTAAACTAAAAAAACTTGCCGTCGAATAAGTAATAGTCGGTGCGACTCTCATAACAGGATAATTCACGGTAGCCATCGCTAAGGTAGATGAATAACATTGGCCGTTAGAGATTTGTTGGCCATTACCCTCACCTGCAAGACGATTAAAATAATACAAACAAGCATCCAATTCTAAAGCATAAGTAGAAGCATTAGGACTATATGCACTTGCCGATCCTGCGATCTCGAGTTGCACTCCCGTAATCTCGTAATAATCTGCCGCTCCCGCCGTACCCGTAGGGATAGCCTCAAACCACGGCATTACTTCGGTTATTGTTGAGCCTAAAGTGGCTGAATAACTAAAGCGCTGCCACGTTGTCGTGAGGGTAATCGTTTGATTTATCGGTTTAGCACTACCTGTATATGATCCTGCAATGGCGTTTTGATCTGTACCCGTACCAGTTTCTAAAAATACATTTAGATTACTTGAGGTAGGAGAGTAGTTAGCACCCTTGCGAGCATAAAAAGACATCGTTACGGTTTTACCTGCATACTGTAACGAATTTAATGTCTCAAAAGGCTGACCAAAATAAATACCATTAGTAGAGGTATTACCAGAGTCGCGTTGTACTCTCGCGCAATATTGGATAAAAGGTAAATTAGTTGTATCGCCTGTAGCTTGTCGGCTTACTGTCAAACCTGCGACGCTTGCTTGTCGAGCTTGTTGCCATCGATCGGCTCCGTATGAGTTACCCGATGCTACGGATGTGCCTCGTTGCCATACGTTAAATTGTGAATTTAATACGCCGTTTTTACCTGCGACGTTTGTAGATCCACCACCGCCGGCCGTAGCCCACGCAAGGCCCGTAGCTGCCGTTGAGTCTGCCGTTAATACTTGGCCATTAGTACCGACGGCTAAGCGAGCCGGTGTATCGTTAGCCGTAGCTGCGATTAAATCGCCCTTAGCATCGACGATGCTATTTTGGATTGCGTTAGCATCGTCTGAGGTAACCCAAACGAAGTCCATATCTGTATTCGAGTTCTTGCTTAATACCTGTCCGCTGGTGCCGCCCTTAAGATCGACCAGCGAAGCATCGATAGAATCTCCTAATGCCTCGATAGCCGTAGCTCCATCTTTGACCAGATCGGTCGAAGTTGGAACGGGCCAGTTAAAGTTCGGGGTAACCGTTGCCATTATGTCAAACCTCCAAATGCGTTTTCCCACTCAAGTGTAGCGTTTACACCTGTCCAAATGAGGCTAGGCGGGCTTACTGTGTCCCACTGTGGCGCAACCAGTGAGAAATCTGTAGGGCTAAGCGTGAGCGTAATGTCCACGAATTGAGGCGTAGCCCTGATGGCAAAACCCTCCAGGAATCCATTAAAGGACCCGTTAAACATATTGATCGGAAGGTCGTTAATAACGATAGGTTCACCAAAGAATACGTTAATCAGCTTGTTACGCTCGGCATCGGGCAGGTCCGGGTTATCCAGGCGGAAAGTAATACTTTGTAGCTGCTCACGTGGAATAGCACGGAGGCCCAGTTCGCGGTCCATTACATCCTCAACGTCGGTTAGGTTGTGAAGATTAGAATTAACGCTGCGCTGGTATCGGCCGTACGTGGCGATAGAGGAGGCATCCAGGGCCGTGGCCTGTTGATTGTAATTTGAGCCATAATTAAATACCAGGGAATTGCGAATCTTGCCAATCTGTAAAATAGATTTAACCGTAGTCGGTACAGCGTAATTGGCAGACAGCGTGGTATACCCGTTAGCGGATAGATAGGCAGTTCTATGATCTCCATCCGCATAACAAACCCGCCCAGCTTTGTCCTCGTACATATTTCCGAGTGCGCTTTGAGCGATCTGCGCGCAGAGGTTGTAACTGCTAAAAGGATCTGCCCCTCGGGCTATCATCTCGTAGAGCCCGGGCTGGTCAATCTCGCCAAGGCCTACGTTTTCCGCATTGGCCCAAGTGGTCGTAGGGTCGTAATCCTGCCATTGTAGAGCCGGTGCTACCTCATTCCAGGAGTTAATTAATAGTTCGTTTAGAATGTCATAAATCTGGGTGCCATCCTCCGTCTTTGGCAAGGCATCCGGGAACAAGGCCTTCGTCAATTTAGCCAGGGAACCGACGGCCAATATATTACCGATTGTTATAAATCCGACCTCTTCAGGTGAGCGTACGGATATACCGAAGTCCGATACGGTGCCACCGAATACGGGTACATACGTACCGGAGCTGTTCTTTAGCTCTAAAGTCAAAATATCGGTTACGTCAATATCAAAGGCTGTATTATCAACGTTTACGATTTCCATACGGGCATACCCGGCATTGCACTGTAGATCGATATCATCTCGGCCGGTGGCCATATTTACGCTTAGGACATTGGTGTAAACCGTGGTGCCCACGGTAATACGCCATTCTGGTAACCAGGTACTCACGCTATCGTATAATCTCCGGAACCTCTATTAACTGAGGTGCCTCTATATGTGGATTGATTAAGTACGTCCTCGACAGCTCGAGCAATAGCCTCAGGATCGCCTAAACCTGCCTCGATCTTAATATTATAAGTAGCCGGGTAGCCGCCGCCGTAATTCATTGTAGGGCTATATCCACCAAGGTCGCTTTGTTGATTCTCGGTTAAAGTTGGAAATAAATCAAAGATAGTTACGTCCTTGCCTAGCTTGCTCGTTGCCTGAGCCATTTTTTCAACGGTATCTATAACGGTTGAAGCTGGGATAAGTGAACCTACACCGCTGGAAGTTAAACCGCCTAGATTTCCTCCGGTGCCAATCTTTCCTAATAACGCTATATATTCTTGTAATGCTTTCAAGCGCGCATCGTCGGCTGCCTTTTGTGCTTTGGCTACGCGATCGATCATATTTAACTCTTCGGATTCGCGAAGTTTGCCGAGGACCGTAGCCGCGTTTGATGTCTTGCTAAGTGAGGCAAGTTTGGCGATTTCGGTTAGTTGAATCTGTACGCGCTCGCTGTAACTTTCCTTAGCTGCTAAATCACCGGCAGCCGTAATAGCGGCGTTGTATTTACCAAAGGCGATCTGGCGAGCGTTCTCCTTATCGCCTTCGGCCATCTTTGATTTATCGATCGCGTTTAATTCATTTAATAGTTGCGTATTGATAGCCAATAATGCCGCATCGCTGATTTGTTTGATTCCAGCCAATTTAGCCAAGTCAGCGTTCTTTTGGAAGTTAGCCAGTTCTCCTATCTTCTTTAATGCCAGTTCGCCGTTCTCATCCTCGATAGCCATAAGAGCCTCAAGGCGTAACAAGGTCTCTTTGTCATAGGTTGCCTTTAATGCCGCCGCAATAGATACCCGGGTTGTATCAAAGACTGCCGCAGCCTTACTTAAAGATAACTTATTCTTTTCGGCTAACTGGGCTTTCTTTTGTAATGCGATCAATTCCTTTTGACGTTTTAACGCTTCTTTATCCATTTTGGCTTTTTCGGTGTTAGCCTGAAAGTTCTTAAAGTTTTCAGGTAAACCTTGAGGAAAGCCTCCTTGACGGCCTAATAATAGATCGACCTGAGTTCGTAAGTTGCCAATGGAAAAGGTACCAAGGTAATTCTTTAATCCTCTGAAGGCATTTTCCAATACACCAGCGCCTGGGATGCTAGAGAATAGATTGCCTAATTCTTTTGTTAGGTACGCCGTATTAGTAATAAGTCCAGAAATTGAATCAGCAGCGCTGTCCACCTTGGTAATCAATTTATCCATACCACCGGATGACGTACCCAGTGCAGCTACTAAAGATTGACCTATCTGTTCGCTAGCTTGTTCTGCCGCAATTTTAAGGCGATTAACCGAACCGGCATAAGAGTCAGCCGCGTTTTTAGATTGACCTGCGTACTGTGCGGCGATTAACTTTTCAATTTCAAGATATGACTTACCGGATAACTCGGCGTTCGTTAATCCTAGGTTTAATTGCTTTAGGCCTTTGAGGTTGCCTACGTATGCCTGACTCAGGATTTTCGTAGCTGAGACGAGATCCATACCCGTACCGGCGCTGATATCCATCGCGGTATTTAACATCGACTGCGCAATAGTTGTTGATCTGGTTACCTGGGCTAATTGAATAAACGAAGGTTGAAGGACATCGCGATTGACACCGGTGGCTTTTTCTACGGCATCGATGTAGCCCTCTGCCTCAGCGGTTGCAAAGGAGAAGCCTAAGTTACGTAATGCCTGGTCTAAACGCTTTGCCTCGGCTATCTGTTCGCCATATGCAGCTACAGCTTTCTTTGAATAACCTAGTAGGGCAGCGGCGCTAAAGGTTATGCCTAGGGTTCGACCCAAGCCTTTAACGGTTTTACCAAAGGCATTGATTTGCTTCTCACCTTTGGTGAGCGCCTTGCCATTCCACTCGGCGGCGGCGGTAACTAATAGATTAGGTAAATTGGCCATTATGCAGCCAGCCCGAATCGGCCCTGGTTGAAGTTTTCAATCGTTTTCATAATAGCCATCACGACCGCATCCTGGGCTTTGCCCCGGTCCTCTTTCCAAGCTCTAAAAATCATACGGCCACGCTCGGCTTGTTTGTCACCGTAAAGCGGCCCCATCCGGTTAATGAAGTGAGCACCAGCGCCAGGATTGTTAGAACGGCTATTAGGGTCTCCGCCCGGATTTTTACGGCCAGCGGTCTCATAGATTGAACCGGCAGCGGATTTGTTGGCCACGTAATACAACGCTTGCCATCCGTTTCGGTTTCGCTTGCTAGGTGCCTGTGAGTAATAAATACCCTTCTTGGCTTGTTCGGCATCGTACAATGGAAACATACGAAGGCGGCCCTCGGTATTCATCGTTCTGAACATAGAGTTACGTGCCGTAATTTGTTTACCGCGTGAACCTTCGGCCCACATATAAAGATTGTCTGGTTGTGGTGAAGGCGCAAAGCCGCGAGCCTTATCCCGAATTGGAATCATAGCTGCGCGGACTTCGGCGTTCATCTCTTTAAGCATTTCGGGATCAACCTTACGAAGCATTTTAACCGTTTCGCGTACGCCTTTTAGAGCGACTGGCATTTTCGGCCTCCTTGGCTTGATCGTTCAATACTTGTATTAACGTGTCGTACATAGTTCTATCGAGATCCAATATCGCTTGAGGCGCGACCCCGAGCCGTATAGATAACTGGGCTATCTGGTACGTCCGGGAATCGCGCCCTAGCTTAAAGGTTGCTCATCGTATAAAACGTTCACCTCTTTTAATGAATCGAGGAAATCAACGCCGAACATCTTTACCGTCTCGCCGGATGCCTTTAGACATTCCCAAGCCAGGTAGTAGAGATCCCCTTGTTTTTCATCCTCGCGAAAGGCTTTATGAAAGCCCTTCTTTGTATGTAGCTCGAACAGGTACTCAATACGCGGCGTAATGTCGTGCTCACTAACCTCGCCTGTAGCCCTTGTTATTTTGAGTCTGTACATAGTGTGCCCC